CTTATAGTTGTTCTTATAGCACTTCCAGTTATCGTCGAGATTGTACAGGTAAGCGTATTCTTCCCCACAAAGATTTCCAGAAACAAACTCGTCGAAACTTGTATGTGCGATCTCTAGTTCCTCACCACGCTCAGTATGATAGAGTGGTTGAGGTTCACGATCATTCTCATACTTCAGATACCCTGCGGCATCACAGATCCATTCCCCTTTCTCATCTCTGAGTGCCTTGGAGTTCCATTCGCCACGAGTCCGAAGATGTGACATTGAACCACCGTCGATGAGTTCTTCTACATCTTCACGGTTCAGATAGTGTTGAACCAAGGTCTTGCCATTGCCTTCAGGATAACCATCCCAGTGGCAGTAAACACTAACCACAGAGTGATCAGGAAGTTCGATACCAATGCGTGAGCGAGTTGCCATGGTGTGGTCCAGGTGTTGAACAAGTTCAGTATAGGGCACTCTTCAGTGATCTGTCAAGTGCCCTGGGACAATTCTCAGAGTGTCACAGAAGGTCTTCGTATTCTCCAGAGTCCAGAGCGTCCTCCAAAGATGTCACAAGACCGTCAAAGTCCTCTGACGATGGTAGCACACCCACAAGGATGTCCACAAGATCACCATACTCCTCACGGAGTTCGTTCAGGTACTCAGTGCGATTTGCGTAACCGTTCTCAACGTAGATGGACATGAGTGGTTCAGGTGTTGAACTCGTTCAATGTAGCACGGGACCTTTCAGATGCGCAATACCTCACTGTGACAGTTCAAAAAGTGTCCTATTAGAATAAGTTAATGTCCATCTTTGGCAGTAACAGATCTTCAAGACGTTTTAGATTATTATATTCATTGGTATTTTTTGCCTCATTAGTTAAGTCAAAAATAGGAATACCACTTTTTGTATTAAAGAATCCATAAGAATCTAACTTTGCCTTATGAAGACATGTTACATCTTCATCATTTCGAGTGACTGTTTTGGTATAATACACCCACTCCTCATCAACATAAAACTTCATAAGAATTAATAATCAAAAAGATCCTTTTGTTCTTTAATTTCTACGCATACACACTCGTCACCTTCTAAGTTGAGTGCTTCACACCAATCCAGATTTTCTAGGTCTAGATCTTCATAACACTCTAAATCCAAAGTAACAGTTACCCTACGCTTTTGTGCTAACATAAGAATCCGATGCGTCGTGTACTAGATTCTATCATGCATAATGGCGATATGCAAGATCTTGATAATCTTGCCCATCTCGTGCATAATCCTCGTCGAGATCTGATGTACCTAATTCGGCGTATGTATCCTCGTCGAGATTATAATCATTGCTGAACGTATAGTCGAGATCGTAATCGTCGTACATAATGCTCGTCGAGATTGTGTGTAACTTGGGTTATTATAGCATAAACCTCGACGCAATGCAATATCTCGTCGAGATTCTCATAAGACTATATATGTCTTATATTATGAAATGTTACGTATTTATAACATTTATGAGTCTTGTGCCAGTTTTTTTAGTGTCCTGGGGCTTGACAAACTGCGCGTCTTATGATACGCTCGCCAAACTTGCATAAGAATCAGACATTTATAAGGTATTATAAGAATCTAATTATAAGAATCGAACATTTATAAGAATTTAAAAGAATTTAAGAAATATTATCAATATCATACCTTATTGATTCTCAATAATAAAAAATAATTGAGAATGTTATAAAATACACACATATATTTAATCTAACATTAACCATTTGTATCATACGATAACATCTTTATAAAATACGGTGTTATCTAGCATATTTTAATCGTTGTTTACAATAAATAAACACTGTTATCTATTATATAAAATGAGCAGAGGAATCATCTATCTCATCTCAAACAAAGAAAATGGACACAAGTACATAGGACAAACAAACCTAGCAATGAATAAGATATGGCAACAACATATCAAAGAATCATTGCAAATGAGTAATAAACCACTACATCGTGCTATGCGTAAGTACGGTAATCATAGATTCGGTATTCAGGAGATAGATGAATGTGATGAAAGTTTATTGAATGAAAGAAAAGAATATTGGATAGAACACTACAATACACATGAGAACGGATACAATACAATCAATAAAGATAAGATTATACCTCCACCTAAACCACAACCTCTGCCTATTATAATACCACCTACAAAAGAAAAATCAGATCCATGGGGATCTCTTACAGAAAAGAACAGAGGTAATGGTAAACATTGTGGACTCAAAATAAGAGGTAAGAACTTAGAAACTGGATTATGTATTGACTATGAAAATGCACGTATGGCAGCACTATCTCTTACAGGTGATGCAAATAAAAACAGTAACATTCTACTTGCGGCAAGAAAAAATGGAACAGCATACGGACATAAGTGGCAACTATTAGAAGAGAAATCTAAAAAGAAATCAATATTTGGTGTCAATAAAAAAACGGGGTTAATTGGTCCCCGTCATGAATCAATTGCAGATGCTGTACGATCTATTTGCCCTGGAGTAAGTACTACAGGAATTGTTAAAAGTCTACGCAATCCTGGTAAGTTTGGTTGGAAAGGTTATTACTGGTTTTATGGTTAAACAGTATAACGTCCTTGTTCACGGTTCAAGAATCTTCTGAGTTTTCTGAGTCTGGGATTCGTGAGTTTTTGTTGGACCGTTTGATATAAATCGTCCTCACGTCTCGTCTCTTCGTATTCCTTTCTTTGAACACTTTCTTGTGTCTGTGTTTTCTTCTTTAATGGATCAATATACTTCTCTCTAAATCCTGGTGGTGGAGGAGATGGGATAATTGGTTTTGGTGCTTTGAATGGTTGATAGGGAGATGCCTGTTCCAGGAACTGAAAAAATGTTTTCATTTTCTTTTTGTCTGTGTTTTTGATCTTTTTTCTTTACCCTTTGCTCTGACCGTTGGTTGAGGATTACGATCAATTGACTTATTCGCAGTTTCTTTGTCCATCATAATATAAGATCCTTGTGGTTGTCCTTCTCTAGGAGTAAATCCACCATGTGCATTTGGCACTCTTACAACTTTTACACCTTGTTTAAATGCTGATTTTGCCTGATCAGGAGCACTGGTCGGTTTTCCTTTTTTATCGGCAATATCCTCATCAGATGCAGATGCCATCCAGGATTTGATATTTTTACCAAAATCTCTTGGTGAATCTGTACTTACCATTTCTGGATTTACTACTTTCAAATTGACTCTTGAATGTGAATAATCAGATCCAACTCTAGATGATGGTGTCGTATAAACAATATCCTTTCTTTCATCTGGATGATAGGTTCCTGTGGATGGGGAATCTCGGAATCCAGATCTCATAATTTCATCTTTATTTGATGCAGTCGTATAATGTGCAGTGCGAAGAACTCTCATTCTTCGTGCTTCATCAAGAAATTTTGAGAAGGTTTTCATTGTATGTTTTTGAAATATTTATGGTTCCCATAAAAAAAGAGGGTGGTGTACCCTCTTTAATCAGTTGCCGTATCGTTGTGCCCAAAGTGAATATGAACGATTTTTCATGTGTTCAAGCATCTCATAACGCTGACGAGTTTCAGAATCTTCGGGCAATTCATAAATGTAGGGAATTGCCAGATGCATTCCATCCATAGCATGGCACAAAATAGAGTTCAGAAGATCGTGTTCTTCGTAAGTAAACTCCATCATGACAGGTTGCTGATCACAGATTAGTTCCATTTTACTTTTTTTCCTTTTGAGCAGGTACTACTGGTTGACTATAAGGAATTTTACCCGTTTCTTGATACATGATAATATCGTACTTGAACTTACATTCAAGTGGTTTTTCACTACACAATTTTAAAGTATTGTGATGTGCAGAACGTGATGAAATACTACCACCAATCGAAAATCCAATGATACCAGTCAGTACAAGTGAAGTATAAAAGAAATAAGGGCGAATCATCATGATCAGTACTTCGTATTAAAATAGTGCATGACTTGCACACATTGAAGATAACTTTTCCAGTCCTCATCACTACTCGTCGTAGGATTTTGAGTTCCAGTCAGTTCGGCACAAACGGCAGAAGCACTGAACGTAACTGTATCATCATATGGTGCAGAATAGGCACTCAGAGGAAAGAGTGCAAGTGTAGCAATTAGAAATTTTTTCATTTTAGTTTTTAAAAGGAGATTCGCAATACTTTGGTTTAAGATCATCACTAACTGGTGGTCGTTGTCCAGGATAATCTTTATCGGTACCCAACAAATTTCTACCCTGTTGACGCATCAACGATGTTGCAATCATTCGTCGAATATCTAAAACATCATCCGAAAGAGTTGATGCAGATGCTGAGAGAGGAAAAAATATAAGTGTAATAATTAGAAATTTTTTCATTTAATTAATCCCAAGAAACATTTTGTACTAAGAACCCAGGCATCACATAAGTCCATGCACCAGGATCATTTACACCACCAACCTTATACTCCCACTTGTATTCATACTTATTATGACTATCCCAAGTCATGTATCCTTGAGTCTTATCAAATCGACCTTTGATGGTCAAACCATGCTTATTAGAGAAGATGTTGCGT